AGTTTCCCAATGTGCTCCCCAGTGCTGACCTTTATATTAGATCCCGACACTGCGTAAGTTGATGGAACTCTGGTTGCTTGAGTACTACTAGCTCCTACTGTTAAAGAAGTAGAACTAGAAAGCTTTGATATGATCTCTGCTTGGCAGGGAGCAGCAGCTAATAAGAACAGGATTAATAACTTTTTCATGTCAATTTATCTATTTCTTTTCCAGAAACAGAATTAGTTTCTTGTTGAATTGGAATAATTTTAACCCCAGTTTCAAATCTAACTGTTGTTACTGAACCGTTAGCAGCTTCTGCTTTTTTCTTTTCTTCTTCTGC